TCAACGGGTCTTCCTTGTACTTGTAGAGCGAGAGTTCATCGATCAGATGCTTGCAGCGCGGATGAACAATGATGTCGAACGACTTCAGGAATTCAACGCCCTCTTCCAGCGACTTCGCGCCCTTGATAGCTGGCCGAATCTTCGGGAAGCCGTTCTTCTGCATGTGGCTGATCGTCTCGGGTCGCGCGGAGTCAGCCGTGATCGGCCACTTCTCTGCGTCGGGAACGCTCATGAACAGTTCCGGCAAGTTCACGATCTCGCAACCGACCATGTACGCCTCGTAATCCACGTACAGCAGGTTGCCTTCGATATCGCATCGAATCAGCACGGACGGATCGACCGAGAAGCCCCAGTCCGCACCCAATCGATGAATGGTGCCGCCCGGCCGTTCGAATTCTTCAATGCGCCAGTTCTTGAACACGCGCGCTTCGCTGTTCTGCTGGTACTTGCCAAGCCAGATGTGCGCGTACTTGTCCGGGTCGCGCCGCTTGTCGTACTCCATTTCAATGCGCAGCTCTTCAGGGAGCCACGGATTGTCCATGTAGTTCGCCTCGACGACGACAGCGCCAGGCGGCGGTTCCTCACCGCGTAGTAGTGCATCTACCGGGTCCGTCGACTCTCTCGGGTTCCACGAGAACCAAAGCTCAGATCCCGGCTTACGAATAGTCGGGCGCAGCAGATCAAGCGAACGCTGACTAAGCGACTGCGCTTCCTCGACCCATGCGATATCGAAGCCTTCCAGCGACTTGATCGACTCCGCGGTATGGTTCTGCATACCCTGGAACATAATCAGACCGCCATGCGTCGACTTGATCTGCGCATCCTGCACGTCGAAGTAAGCGCCAGCGTTTAGCGCCTCGATCTTGCCCTCAAGCAGCTTCTTAACCGATTGCTTGAGCGACTTCTGCACCTCACGAACACATACAGCGTCCGTCTTTTCCATCACCGAGCGCTCGATCAGCATTTCACCGAAGAAATGCGACTTGCCCGAGCCGCGGCCGCCGTGACCGCCCTTGTAGCGCGCAGGCTCAAGTAGCGGGACGAACACCCGCGGGGTTTGAATTTGGAGTATCGACAATTACGCGCTCGATCTTGGTAATGGCGATCGGGTCGCCGTCCTTGCCGGACATTTCAACCGCCTGCGTGGACTTGCCATATCCGCGGTCAAGCAGCTCTTTTGCCGCCGCGATGCGGGCCGAATCGTTCTCGCTCGTCGTCAAGATCGTGGCCAGCATTGCGATTGCCGTCTCCGTGTGGTTCTGTGCGAGCGCACGGATATCGGCAGTGATCTTGTTCGGCGTTCCTCTGACTCGGCCGCCGGTTTTTACACCTTTAGCCATGTGTCTATGTCCTTATGCGTCCAGGCCATTGACCGGGAAGACTGGATAAAAAAGGTATTTCTGGTTGAGTCCGCCTATCCGGCCATCCGGCAGCATCACGGAGACGTAATCGTCATCGAATTCGTCTTTCATCGGATCGAACCGAGGCGCGCCGAAATCAACCTTGACCACCTTCCCGGCGTGCACGCCACCGTCCTGCGTAATGACCATTTCAACCGTGCGATTGACGTCAAAACAAGAAATTCCCATGTGTCTATTTCCGTCTAAATCAATCTACTTTTGAGTGAGAGTGGCGCATTTAGCCCGCAGGCATGGGAACGCAACCACACGCTCGTTTTGCACGTGTATGCACCCTCACGGCTGCGCCCTGTGTCGGCCGACTGAAGCCACCGCTGACGCGCAGAAGCATCAGGACGCATGCGTGAGAGTGTTAGGTGCGCGCTCACCGGCCCGTATGTGTTGCCGCGGAGCCGATCCGCTGACCAGGAGCGCGCGAAAGAATGATTGCCGCACCCGGCGCGCCCTAGAGTTCCCTTGCGGGCGGAGACAGGGCGCTTCCAACACCTGTGCGGCTGACACTGTTTGCCCACCTGTGCCTGGGGTGATGAATTAGTGTGTGATGCCTGCGCGCGCCATAATCGATAGCGCAGCCTCGAACAAGCCTGCGTAATCGTCCTCGTCGTATTGCTCTGCGCGGCCGATCAGCATTTCTAGTGTCTCGTCGTCGAGCTCCAGATTGCCGGCGTTCACCAGATGGCCGAACGCCACTGCGAGCGCATCGGCTAACGTGTCTATGTCTTCGTGCGGGCAGAGCTTGCGCATACAGCCTCCTCGAACATATCCGGCGTGACAATCGTTCTCGCCACCTGGCCGTACTTTGCGTGATACGTGATAGCCACAGCGGCGCGCTCCGATAGCCAGCCGCCGCGCGATGCGTATGCGTCACGAGCTGCAATCGTCGGATGCTGAATGACCGTCATGCCGCTATGCTCTTTTTCCTCGACGTGGTGCCGATGGCCCGTGTGCGCGTATCGCTTCGTCGTCGCGCCCCATACCTTCGGAAACTGAGCGGCAAAGAAGATCGGCAACGCATCATTGCGCTTCATATGGCCGTGATGGAACGCGATCAGCGTTTCGCCGTGCTGGTGGACGTAGTACGGTAATTCCGACTCGATGACCGTCACGCGCGGTTCGTTCTCATACAGCGCCTTGAAAAGCGCCCTGAGCCATATGCTTGACGCGAGATCGTGATTGCCTTCCGCCATCAGTACGACAACGCGCTCATGCTTCTGCAACGCGAAGTCGACGATGCGGCGCAACACACGAAGCGCCGCGGCAACGATCTTCGAGAATCGGCCGTCCTGGTCAAGAATGTGTCCGTTCGTCGGCGTGACCGGAAGCATGCCGTCGCTATGCAGGAAGTCGCCTAGCTGCGCGATCAATCCCGTATTCGCGGCCGGCGCCGAGTTCACCATCTGCTCGAACGCGGCAACCAGCACACGCTCAGCGATTTTCACGTCCCAATCGGCCCCGCCCTCCTTGTGCCATGCGAGCGCGCCAAGGTGACAATCCGTCAGCGTGTAGACGTTACACAGATCGTCTTTCGTCTTCGTCGGCTTTGCCATCGGCTTGACGCGCGGCAGTTCTTTCGCCATCGCAGCGAAAGCCTCGCGCATGATCGCTTCTTGGCGGTCAGCGTCGACGGATGATTTCACCCACTGGCCGCGCGGCTTACCGTCCTCGTCGTAATACGTCGACACGCCCTTGACCATGTAGCCATCAGGAACAGTGCGAGTCATATCGTGTTCGGGGCTATAGCCCGAGCGCGCCGCGCGCTTCTTGAGCGATGCCAGCGCATTACTGATCGTGCCGTGACTCAGGCCAAGTGCGGACGCCGCTTTTCGCTCAGAACCAAACTGCTCGATCGCGTTGATGAATTCGAGTTGCCGCGGCGTCGCCCATGTCTTAAGAGTTGCATCGATCAAGCATCGCCCCCTATACGCTTTAGTGCCGCCTCGCGATCAGCCTTCATCGCGCCAGTAATCAGTCGATGCTTCTCGCTCTCTACGCTGCCCAGTAGCGCCCCGTGCGCGCCCTCTTGATCCAGGCATAGCGCCATTTCTTCAGCGTCCTCCGCGAAGTCCATTGCGAGCATCGCAACAGCCAGCACGCCAAGCGTAGACAGCAGCAACACAAGCGCGACAACGACAAGCGAGACGAGAGACATGGCGGCTCCTATAAGTCTGCGAATGTATTAAATGTGGGCGTGCGAACGCGCAAAGCATCCACGGCGTCGACAGTTTGCAAACAAAACTTGATGTTCTAATACTTGCGAAGTATTATATCTGAACGCAAACGCGGAGACCAACCATGAGCCACTACGAAAATTACGTCCTGAAGCAAGCAGCCGAGACGATCGGCAAGCTGCGCGAGCTGGTGCAGTCCGGTCACATCACCATCGAGAGCGCATGCGCAATCGGCGAAGCGCGCGCCATGCTGCAAATCCTCTCTGACGCACTGGAGGCTCGCAGTGAACGCGCGGTTTAAGTTCAGCCACGATTTCTGGCTCGATCAGGAGGCTGACGCCTACTACAACGAGACAGATGGCGAGGATGACGAAGAACCGGAGGAAGATCCGGATAATGAGTGACTAAGGCCCGCGCGATGCGGGCTTTTTTGTTTGTGCCGCTACTTTCCCGGCTGGTCAAGCGGTGGGGAGCCGCTAGGCGAAAACGAAAAAGCCGCCGCTGATTTCTCTAGCGACGGCCTGCGTGTAAAAAGCCGCTCAACCCTTCCGGGGAGCGGAAACTGCTTTGCAGCAGAAGGAACCGGGAACGCATGAATCCCACGGTGACACAATCATATCAAAACAGTCCAAGTTGTGTCAACCAAAACTTCGCGTGTATTAGTGCGTTCGCCCAACGATCGACAGAAGGGCCGCAATCGCCTCCTGACGCATGTGAACGGGGATGGCGGCGCAGGCCGCGTTGATGAATTCTTGGTCACTCCAGGCGTCAGACGATAACTCGCCATCGAACACCGGCAGAACATTGGCACTATTTGCAGCGACAGCTTGAGCACCGGTCATAATTACCCGCCTTTCTCTTTTGTAGGGGACGCGCTTTCAACTAAGCGACCCCTGAACAATAAGGCTTATCATATGGGTAAGCAACAGGTTTTTGTATCGCTTTGTTGCATTTTGGCAGTATTAGAAGTCAAAATTACTTTGCTCAGACCTAAGTTGTTATTTCTGTAATATTTTTGTCGGCCCCGCTGTCAACCGTTTGCGAGCGGCCTATTTTGAGTGCGCTTTCTCGACAACTGACTCTATCGGCTTTCCTGTGACGATAGCGCCGATCACCTTCATCAGTGCTGCGCGAGTCGCTTCGGGGGAATGTTCGTAGAGGCCGCGGACAGTGTTTAGAACGTCTGCCAGCCCTTCGTCCTGGACTTCTGCGGGCGCCTGATGGTTTGTATCCATCCAGCCTTCTGCGAGGTTCAGCGCGCTTTCTATCCTGCGCGCGAGCTGCGGGCCGATGATCCGACCGTTGCCGCCCTCTTCCTTCTTCCCGCCGTTCTTGATCTGCGACACGTAGATCTGATCCATGCCGAGCCTGTCAGCAAAACGGCGCAGCATCCCCCGATCAGGCTCATTCGGCCAATCCTTGCGAAACTCTTCCTTGAATTGCTCAAAAAGCCAAAGGAAGTTTCGCTGACGAATGCGCTCGATTGTTTCTACGGTCATCTTCGGTTCCTGTGTTTTAGTCGCGGGTTGGCCCCGTCGTGCGCACCTCATGCGCTTTTCACCGGTACGGTCGTATTCCCCTCGCCGTCCTGCTTTTATCGTGTAACTGAATATTGCGACATAAGGCGTCTGAATGCAAGCGTGAACTAAGCAAAAAACTAGAGTTTTCACTAACTTACAGCGTTTTACGCCTACAAATACTGGATACTTGAGGCGCCTTATAATACAATGGAAGCCTTAGACAAACAGGCGAAAGGAGCCGACAAATGGATGCAAACGAGTTCCATCAAAAGCACGGCCGCAAGATCGTCGACCAGGTGCGCGAGAAGCTCGGCATGAGCCTGTGCTCTTGGTATCACATCAAGAATTACGCCCGTCCGGTGACGCCTGACCGCGCAGTGAAGCTCGCTATGGCAAGCGACGAGATCACGGCTGGCGACGGTATGCAGATCGTCGACCTGCTGCGTCTGCGCGATCTGCCGGCGCGCGTCGTTGGCACTGGCAAGGAGTGAGCGTGAACAGCATCTTGGACATCGACTACGAATGGTGGATGACGCCGGAGCAGAAGGCCGCGGCGCGCGCCCACGAGAAGGCGGCGAAGGCAGCGGGCGCCAAGTTTGATCGGCGAATCAAAAAGGCCATCGAAGAAGCCGCACCGTTTATGCGCGAGTGGGGCGACGGGAATGGCGGTGAAATGATGCGCCGAATCGATGAACAGATGTACGCCTCCGGCGCCATCCGCTCAAGAAGCCGGGGGGACGTCTACCAGAAGGCGAAAATCAGCCGAACCCTTGCGAAGGCTGTTTTCGAGCGTGATGCGTACCGGTGCGTCATGTGCAGCTCGCACGTCGATCTCTGCTGCGACCATATCATTTCCGAGCGCGACGGCGGCCCGACGACGCTTGAAAACCTGCAGACGCTTTGCCGCCCCTGCAACAGCACCAAGGGCAAGAAGTCGTTTTCCGTCCTCAAGAGGAACGCAGCATGATCATCCGAGAGCCGCGCCCGGACAGCAACTTCTACATTCTCGACAAGCGGATCAGTGAAGACGAGCGCCTGTCGTGGGCCGCTCGCGGGATGCTCATCTTCCTGCTTGGCAAGCCCGATCATTGGCGCGTCAGCATTGAGGCACTGATCAACTGCACGGCAGGCGCAGGACAGCGCCAGTCCGGTAAAACGGCCGTTTACGCGATCATCAACGAACTCTTGAATGTCGGCTATCTGAGACGCAAGAAGCACGCAGACGGGACGCTCGACTACCTTGTTCGCGAGCGCGCGACCCCCTCCGACCCAAATTCAGGAAACCCAGATTTGGGTAATCCAGATCAGGGAAACCCAGATTTGGGTAATCAACCACTAGTAAGTACTGATTCTAAGCAAGAACCGAGAAAGGCAGTAAAGACTGAAAAGGTCGCTGCGCGCCCCTCCTTACCTGAATGGCTCGATCCTGAGTTATGGGCCGAATGGGAGCAGCATCGCAGGGAGAAGAAAAAGCCGATGACGCCGAGCAGCGCACTGAAGACAATCGAGCAGCTCGCAACCTACCGCGCGCAAGGGGTCGATCTGAAGGCGGCAATCAATCACTCGATTGCGAACGGATATCAGGGTATTTTTCCGCCCAACTCTAAAACATCTGGTGTATCATCTACTAAAACAAAATCGCTTTCTGACATGGACTACAGCGAGAGTTTCTTCTAACCAGAAGTGTTGTACAAAAACAAACAAGGAGCCGGTATGAATGATTTAGTGGCCGCATGGACCGAAGGGGTGATCGCAAAATGAACTGCATCGCTGACGGATTCTGGTTCAAGCTCGGGTCGATCGCCGCTGAGATTGCGGTTGGCGGCGCAATCTTCCTGTCCATCACCATCGCTTACATTGCGCTCGCAATCTTCCTGCAGAGGCGCAAATGAACGCTCCCGCCGAATTCGGCATGTGCGAGAAGCACGGCCAGTTCCATATCAAGTCGATAGCGACGCGCGTCTACACAATCAGGGTCGACCAATGCCCCGCCTGCTGCAAGGAAGACGCAGACCGCGAGGCCGCCGCTAAAGCAGAGAAGGAGCACGCAGAGCGTCAGGCGAAGATCGAAGCGCGTCTGGAGCAAGCTGGTATCCCTGCTCTGTTCCGCGATCGCACGTTTGACAATTACGAGTTCCCGACAAGCGAACAACTGCGCGCACGTAACCGTTTCTATACCTTCGCGCAAAACTTTGACCATCACCTGAAGCGCGGCACCGTCCTAGTCGGCATCGGCAAAGTTGGTACCGGTAAATCTCACCTTGCATGCGCGGCTGCTAACTACCTGATGGCACGCGGTCACACCGTCTACTTTACGTCCACCGCACGCTTGTTTACCAAGATTCGCGGAACATGGTCGCGCAACTCCGAGCTTACCGAAGAACAGATGCTTCGCCAGTTCGAGTCGATCGATTTGATGATTCTCGACGAGATCGGATTGCAGCGCGGCACCGACGACGAGCAACGCACGCTGCACGAGCTGCTAGAGGCGCGCAGGCTCAATTGCAAGCCCACCATCCTGCTGACAAACCTCGACGTACCGAGCCTGAAGGCGTATCTCGGCGAGCGCTTCATGGACCGCCTGAGCGAATCTGGCGTAAGCGTGAAGTTTGATTGGGAGAGCCACCGGCGAGCATCGCGCGACGTGGGCGGCCTTGATTCGGAGGCAGCATGATTCCAGCCCGCATCAGCGATTACCTCAGCACGCAGCCCGAGGGCGCCACCGTTCAGCAGATCGCCGACAGCATCGACATTACGGCTCAGAAGGTGCGCCAGGCACTATCGCGACTTGAAACCAGCGGCAAGGTGAAATGCAACGGCCGCCGCGATAGATCGGGCTGCATTTGGTTTAGCACGCGCGAGGATACGCCGCCAGTGTTTCGAGCGATGGAGACGCTACGGGCGATGCAAGACGCTTGCCGTGCGCGATTGATGGCTAACGAGATGGAGGCGGCATGACATACAGCATCGAAACACATCGTCGCGTGTATGACGACGACAACGGCAACTTCCTGACCATTCGCCCATCGCCCGATTTCCCCGATGGGAATGTGTGCCTGATGACTGAAGGCGAAGAGAAAGAATACTTCGGCGAGATCCGCCTTGATCTGCCAGTAGAGATGATGCGCAAGATCGCCGAAGCGCTGATCGCGGCGTGTGACGAAGCGGAGGCCGCATGAGTCCCGCCCTGTACTGGTGGCTGTTCTTGAACGTCATGGCGCGGGCGTGGTCTATCCCGGCGCCGAAGCCCGAGCAGAAAAAGGAGGAAGCGTGAGGACAGAAATCATCGGCGAGGCCACGCTGTATTTAGGGGATTGTCGCGAGATCCTGCCGACGCTTGATCGCGTCGATTCGGTTATTACCGACCCACCATACGGGATTGGGATTGCAGCAAACCCGGTTCGCCAAAAACACGAAAAGCTAGATTGGGACGCCAAGCCCATCAATAGCGACGACATCAATGCGCTTCTCGCGCTATCCGATCGGCAAGTCATTTGGGGCGGCAACTACTTTCAACTGCCGCCGACGCAGTGCTATTTGGCATGGGACAAGATGCAGCCGGAAAACTTCTCGCTTGCCATGTTCGAGCTTGCATGGTGCAGCTTCCAGAAGCCCGGAAAGATGTTCCGTATGTCTGTCACTTCTTATCCAAAGGAGCACCCAACGCAAAAGCCCGTCGAACTTATGGAGTGGTGCATTAAACAGGCCGGCATGCCGCTGTCCATCCTTGACCCATACATGGGCTCGGGAACCACAGGCGTCGCCGCCGCGCGCATGGGGCGCGAGTTTATCGGCATCGAGCGCGAACCAAAGTATTTCGACATCGCCTGCAAGCGCATCGACGAGGCTCAGCGTCAGGTGTCGTTATTCGAGCCGCCGCCCACAGTCAAGCACGAGCAAACGGGACTGTTTGCGTGAGCAAGCCATTACGCCAATACGAATACAAAGACCCTCTTGAGGTCTTGATAACGCGCGAGGAACGAACATGCAAGGGCTGCGTCTGGAGTGTCGGGAAAATCACGTTCGGGGAACGCTCACTTTGCGCAAAGCTGCGCGTGATGACGAAGCGATGCGCGGAGTACCGCTGTTCGCAAGCATGGAGGCAGCACTATCGTTCGCGCATCTCTGGCGGGCAACGTCAGGAGTAAAGGCGAGCGAGATCAAGGAATTCGTCGGCAAGGAAGGCGGCATGATCCTATCCGCGAGCGAGAAACGGGCGCAGGCGCGGCTGATCCTCGATGTCATAGCCTCGCATACCTCGCTCGATCAACGGGCGCTCCTAGACGCGGAATACGGCGGCGAGAACGGCGAGCGACACGCGGCGATCGGTCGGCTCGAACACCTGTTCGCCGGCATCGTGCGCAATCGGGCCGTCATTCGCCTGATGCTGATGCGCGAGTTCGTGTACGGCGCGCACTACTGCCCTTCCGCGCAGCACATCGCCGACGAGTGCGGAGTAAGCCGAAGCACCGCATACAACGCAGCTACGAAGATCGGGCCGGCGATCGCAGAGCTGCGCCAAGCGACGCACGAGAAGTTACGACCGGCGTTCGAGCGGCGCGGGTGGCTGGCGCGAGAAGAAACGTAGGCGATCGCACAAATATTTGTGCGAAGTCGCTTGCGTTGTTAATACTTCGCGTGTATTATTCACTCATGCGCTGAACGACGCACACCAACCGGAGAGAGGGGAGTGAATCACTACCTGGTTTTCTACGCGATTGCTTACAACGAAGTCGCGCATTACATCATGACCGCGGACGATCTCGCTCAGGCAAAGCGTATCGCCCGAAGCATCTACGGCGATCGGTTCATCAGCCTTATCCGCCACTACTAACAACACCGCGCCCGGTACGCCGGGCCTTACAGGTCGAAACCGCTTCGGCGGTCTGCGCGTAAGGCGCGCACTGATGAGACCACAACAACAAACCAGAAGGAAACGTCGATGAAACCGCAAAACATCTCCCGCAACGGCTTATTACGCCGTCTTGAAGCCTTCCGCCCGCAACAAGCTCCTGTTGCGCGTAAAAATTTGTCTGCAATGGATACACTGGCTGCTTCAGTTCCTAAGTCAGTGTTCATGCAAGAACTGCGCAAGGCCGGCGACGAGCATCTTTGCCCAGTCGCCGAACTGATCGAACTCCATCGACAGGTGCAGATCGCGGAGAAGGTGCCGGACATGTACGCCCTTCTGATGAATTTCGATCTGGAATGGCGTCGCTTTTCATCGATGTTTCCTGAAGCCGCCGCTGATGGCTGGCTCTCCCTCCTTGTGAACCGTGCGCGCGTCCTGCGCGATGAAATCGACGAGATCAGCCATGCGGGCCGCAATTGATTGGGCGATCGCCGCGCTGATCTGCTTCGGCGGCAGCGCTTGGGCGGCACACGAAAACCTGAGGCTGCTGACATGAGCGACTGGCAGCAACAAATCGAATGCGAAGAACAGCAACTTTACGAGCAAGAACGAACAGGAGAAGCAAATGAGCATCGCAACTTTGATTTTGGGCGAGAGCGGAACCGGCAAGTCGACCAGCTTGCGAAATCTCAACCCGGCAGAAACCCTCTTGATCCAAGCGATTAAGAAGCCGTTGCCCTTCCGCGCGAAAGGCTGGTCGTATCGCACGAAGGAAAACCCGGTCGGCAACATCTTCGTTACCGACAAGGCCGACCAGATCATCACGCTGATGAGCAAGACGCAACGAAAGGTCGTCGTGTTCGACGACTGGAATCTGATGATGACAAACGAGTTCATGCGCCGAAGCGCTGAAACGGGGTTCCAGAAGTTCAGCGAGATCGGAAAGAGCGCATGGGACGTGATGATGTCTGCCTCTGTCCTGCCTGACGACGTGCGCGTGTACTTCCTCGGCCATGTGTCGACCGACGAACTCGGCCACGTCCGCGCCCGCACGATCGGCAAGATGCTCGACGAGAAATGCCCGGTCGAGTCGCTTTTCACGATCGTACTTCGAGCGGCGCTCATCAACGGCCAACACATTTTCAGCACGCAAAACAACGGATCCGACACCTGCAAGTCGCCGATCGACATGTTCGCCGATCAGCACATCGACAACGATCTTGCAGCAGTAGACGCGGCTATCACCGACTTTTACGGCATCACCCAACCGGCTACGGCCTAACTCAAAAAGGAAACAAACGACATGTACGCACTGAACAACGAATCCGCACAAGCCGCGCGCAAGGCCGAGCAACGCACCAGCTTTATCGACGAGAAAGGCAAGTATGTTGGCAAGTTCACACGCGCAGAGGACATCACCGCATCGAGCGGAACGCGTGGCATCGCCTTCACCTTCGAGACTGACGACGGGCAGAAGTCGAACTTCTCTATCTACACGATCAAGTCGAACGGCGAAAAGCTCGGCGACTACGGCACGCTCATGGCGATCATGACCGTCCTCGGCGTGCGCGACATCAAGCCGGCAAAAGCCGTGTCGACGGTATGGGACAAGGAAGCCGGCGGCAACGTACAAAAGACGCTGACTCAGTTTCCCGAACTGCTGAACAAGCCGATTGGCGTCCTCTTGGCGATGGAGGAATACGCCAAGAAGCAAAACGGTGTTGAAACTGGCGAGACCGGCTGGAGCGTCCGACTGAATGCCGTGTTCCAGGCTGACACCGAATTGACGGCAGCCGAAATCCTCGACCGGAAGACGAGCCCGGCGAAGCTGCCCTTGCTGGTTGCCGCCCTGCGCGATCGTCCGCTGAAGAAGTCGGCAGGACAACAGCAGTATGCGCCGGCCGGTGGCCCGAGCGACTTCGATGATTCGGGAATCCCGTTCTAACCAACAACGACCGCGCCGCTAGCACGCTCTAGCGGCGCACCAAGGGGAACAAGCATGGAGACATTGAGTGAGTGGCACCCGAGAGAAATTACGCCGGTTCATGTCGGCGTGTACGAAGTGCGAGTGAAGGCAAACGGCAAGATCGTGCGTTGGTTCAGCTACTGGGACGGGAGACGATGGTCGCTTTCCGCATCGACACCAGAGCAAGCGAGCATCTATATGTACACCCGCAGCGATGCAGCAGAGCACGCAGGCGGGTTTGAATGGCGCGGATTGAAGGAGAAAGCAGAATGAAGCGAAGCAAAGAAGAAGGCGCGATCATGAGCCGGATCGCGAATCTGGAAACCGAACTGAAACGCCAGAACAAGCTGCTCGAAGAAGAACGCTACCGCAACGCGGGCATCGCGATAGGCGACATAGTGGTGTGCAAAGGCGAGCGG